CCCTGGCATTTGCCAAAGAATTAAATGTGTTCGTTACCATTCAAGGTGGCGAATTTGAAATCGTAGGCCTATTTGGTGTAGACAGCATCAAGGATGGTAAGTGCCCAGATGGCGTTAAATACGATTGGAACAAAGCGAGCCGTATCGGCCGCGTAAAAAAGGAAAGATAAAAACTAGATGGCCAAAGAAGATATTATTGAATTAACAGGCGTTGTAGAAGAAGTTCTGCCGGGCAGTATGTACAAGGTAAAAATTGAAAACATGCCCAATTTGATGCTGTGTTACACCAGCGGCAAACTCAAGCAACACAAAATTCGTATCATTCTAGGCGATCGAGTTAAAGTAGAGGTTAGCCCCTACGATTTATCAAAAGGTCGGGTTAGTTACAGGTTATAACACACACAAGGAGCTAGAATGGCAGGCAAGGCAAAATCAGTTTATTTGACTATAAACCCAAAAGGAACATTTAAAACTGTGTTCAGTAAAGTGTTCTTTGATGCGAAAGCATACAATGAATATGTTAAATCAGATGAGTTCAAAGCCAAATGGCCTGTCGAAGAGTTTGATGTTGTGAAAGAAACCTATTGAAGGAGACGATATGCCTTGGATTGAAAATGTAGCAGCCGCTGATATCCCAACAGGATTCCATCACGATGCTGGCCCTAATAGTATGCTGATCAGCATTGTTGATCCTGCAAGTTGGCGTCCCGAAGCCAAGCACGAATTCAAAGAGCGTCACAACTTCGAGTTCTTGGACATCGAAGAAAAGGACTTTGCTCTAGATGAAGCCATGCGCTGTAGCCATGAGCAGGCCGCAGAGCTTGTTCGACTACTGCAACACGCACTGGCTAATCGCATGAATGTGGTTGTTCATTGCTACGCTGGCATTTGCCGTAGTGGTGCAGTTTGTGAAGTTGGAGTCATGATGGGCTTCAACGACACCGAGCGTTTCCGTAGTCCTAACCTGTTAGTCAAGCATCGCATGATGAAGCATTTAGGGTGGACTTATGACGCAGATGAAAAGCCCAACATTGATGACTGGCGCACTTTTAGGAATGATCTATGAGCGTTTCAAGAGCAGAACAAAGTGTCATCAAGTACAATCTAGAACAGTATCGCCTAGATCAGGTTCGTTTGGAAAAACAACGAGAACAAGATTACGCTAAAAAGATTGAAGAACGCAGATTGGATCAAGTTATAGCAGATCGAGTATCTCGAAATCTTCGATTGGATTTGGACAAGGGTCGACACATTGACCTAGAATGTTGAGGTTGACCTTTTGAGCATTTGATGTTATAATATATTAAGTGTTCAAAAGGAAACTCATGGAATATCTTGTAGAAGCTCGCAGTGAACGCAAAAAGAAGTTCGTTGAAGCTATTCTTCCCAGCATAATTGATCAATTAGGACTAACTCGTAGTCGTAAGACGTTGTTGGTTCGAATTGCAAATGAATGTGGAGAAGGTAACGAGGGTATGACAATGCCCTTGGATGGTATCAACAGCTATGTGATTGTAGTACGTCCAGGTGCGCTAGCACAGATTGGTGTTACCCTAGCACACGAAATGGTACACGTTAAACAAATGGCCAAGGGTATTTTGAAGCCGAAAAATGGTATTAACTTTTGGAGAGGCAAACGCTACTCTAAAAACACCAAGTATTTGAATATGCCTTGGGAAGTAGAAGCATTCAGCAAACAAGAGTTGATATTTCGCAGATCTATACAATGAAAGGAGTAAATTATGCCTAGTGTATTTTTAGTCAGCGACACTCACTTTGGACACGTAGGCGTATGTAAGTTTACTCGCGCAGACGGAGTAACAAAGTTAAGACCCTGGACTGACCCAGACGAAATGGACGAAGCTATGGTCAAAGCCTGGAACGAAAGAGTCAAGCCCACGGACAAGGTCTATCATTTAGGTGATGTTGTCATTAACCGTAAGGCATTAAAAACATTAGCCCGCTTAAATGGCGACAAGGTTTTGATACGCGGTAATCACGACATTTTCAGGGATGACGACTATCGAGAGTATTTCCGGGAGTTACGTGCATATCACGTTATGAACGGTATGATCTTAAGTCACATTCCTGTACACAGCGACAGCTTAGGGCGTTTTGGTGTTAACATTCACGGTCACACTCACGCAAACCGTGTGCGTAAGGCTCGAGGAGCAGACGCTAAGACAGGGGAGATCTTATACAGTGATGAGCCTGATGTTAGATACCACTGTGTTTGCGTAGAACAACTTCCAGACTTTGCTCCTATCTTGTTTGAAGATGTTATCAAACGCATTGAAGCAGAAGGCGGCAGTGTTGGATTTAGGAACGGTAACGGACCTACAATGTAATAATCTACGCAGTTTAATAGGACCTTCGGGTCCTATTTTTTTGACTAAAAAATCTAACTTTAGGGAAAAGAAACAAAGGCATAAATATAACATAGAATTCGAATATTCCAGGAGTTAAGAATGCCTTTACAACTTAGAAGAGGGTCAACAGCCGATAGGTTGGCAACTACCCCGTTAGTAGGTGAAATTGTCTACGATACAACAACAAAAACTGTTTTTGTAGGCGATGGCACAACACTAGGTGGCCTCCCTGTAACTAGCTTTAGCATTGCAGATGCTAGAAGTACAACTGCCAAGATGTTCTTGGGAGACAGTCTGTCCGACAACACTGTACATTCAGGCATTACATTTGCACTAGTGGGTAACAGATTGCAGGCAACAGTGCAACAAGATTTATCAAATTATATTGGTTTAATTGCCGCGGATCAAGGATTCAAGGGAAACTTGTGGGCAGATGATTCTGGATTAATTGTTAACTCTGAAACCAAACAAGTTTACGGTACATTCGTTCCCGAAGCACACGTGATACCCGATGCCAACGAAGCTTATGATCTAGGTAGTTCAACACGTAGATTTAGAGATCTTTATCTTAGCGGATCTAGTCTATACCTAGGTAATGCACAGATAACGTCAACAGGAACTGCTGTTAATCTACCTTTGGGATCAACAGTAGCAGGACAACCTCTTGGAATTAACGAAGGAGATGCTTACAATATTGTTGTATCCGGAAATGTAATCGGAGTGGACAGTACAGTATTAGTTAATACCACTAGCGGCACATTCCACGGAGACCTAACTGGATCAGTTTTTGCAGATGATTCTTCAATTCTAGTTGACGGCAGGGACGGTGTATTACGAGGAACCCTAATTGGATCCGTAACTGGTAATGTGACTGGAAATCTAACAGGCACAGCTAGCTCAGCAACAATAGCAACTACAGTCACCCTAGTTCCTACCAATACCTCAGCATCAGTACACTATCTTGCATTTACTCAGAATTCAAATGGTGACGAAAGTGTTAGAACTGACACTAGTTTAACCTACCAACCTAGCACAAATACACTGGGCCTGAGCGTTCTAAATGCAACATCGATATTAGCTACCAGTGTAACTGGCACAACATTATTTGCATCTACAATTGACACTGCTGACTCTAGTGCAATCACTGTCATCCCCTCTGTTGTATTTAATAGCGATGTAACAGTAGAAAATGAACTTATTATCGGTGGCGATGTATTACCTGATAACAGCGAAACATATAGCCTAGGTTCCTATATCAAGAAGTTCAGCAAATTGTATTTGACAGAAGGAGCAAATGCCCTATGGATTGGTAACGCTGCAATCAGCGGAAGCGGAACAACTGTTAACCTGCCTGCCGGATCTACTGTAGGCGGAAGTGCCATTACTACCGCAGCAGGTGCAAATGCTACAACTATTACCGTTAATACCACAGGCACTAGCGCAGATCACTTTATATCATTCTTTGATGATCAAACAGGCGACAATTTAATCTATTCAAACAGCAACTTTAAGTTTAATCCCGGAACTGGAAGATTAACTGTAGGCGATGCAACCATTGGAACAGTAACTGGTAATCTAGTTGGTAATGTAACTGGTAGTGTAACTGGTAGTGTAACTGGAAATCTAACAGGAAGTGTTGTTGGGGATTTAAAAGGTTCTGTATTTGCAGATGATTCTACTGTATTAGTTGACGGGGTTGCCGGGGTATTAAGAGGCACATTGATTGGATCGCTAACTGGTAATGTAACTGGTGATGTTACAGGAAACTTAACAGGTAGTGTAAGCTCTCTAGCAGTTACTATTGGCGGATTAACAACCCAAGGTCAAATAAGAACATTTAGTAATACTGAAACTAACATTCCATTACTTTCTGAAACTTTCCATAATACTGCGGCATCAAACAATCACTGGCGTTGGGAGCGATCTAGAGGAACGCCGTCTGTTCCTACAGCAGTGCAGGCAAGTGATGTGATGGGTAGCATCCGTTTCGCCGGATATAATGGTACAGCACAATCAGTTGCTGCTATTTTTAGGGCAGAAGTTGGCGGCATCTCAGGCGATAATGTTTCGGGTGCTTTCCGATTTATAACAACTGATACTTCAGGTACAGCCGCTACAGCATTGTTAATTGGTGCTACAAGGAACGTTACTATTCCTTCCGGTAGCTTGTCAGTTAACTCAACTATCACAGCCGGTGATGGATTTAACACAGGATTCTTGAGATTGGCAGATAATAAGATTTCAACATCCACAACAAACACCGACATTGAATTTGATCCTAACGGAACCGGTACTGTGGACTTTGTTGTTCCAGTTCAATCAACTGTGGGTTCCCCTGGAGTTGCAAGTGCATTGCCCGGAACTCCTAGCACCTACTTCAAGATCAAAGTCAACGGTGTAGAATATGTTGTACCGGCCTATGCTGTTTCATAAATAAAGAATGAAAATAGCTTTAACTGGACACTCTAAGGGAATTGGAGCAGCAGTTTACAAAGACCTCGTAGCTAAAAACTACGAGGTTTTTGGTTATAGCAGAAGCAATGGTTGGGATATTAAAGATACTGATCGTGTTGCAAATGAGATAACAAACGCTGACTGTTTTATAAACAATGCACACTCATTTCAACACGGATGGGCACAAACTGAACTACTAAGAAAAGTTTGGTTATCGTGGAAAGACGATCCGTCTAAAATAATAATTACTGTAGGATCGTACGGAACTGAATTTACACAGAGACGAGATCATCCTTACACCATCTATAAACACGCACTAGATCAAACTGTTAAGCAATTGCGGGCAGCAGCCAACAATCCCCACATGGTCAACATACGACCCAGTTGGGTCGATGTTACAAGAGTTGCGGGATTCAACGAACCAAAAGTGGCGCCACAGGCAATCGCAGATATCATTGAATTTGTTCTAAAAAACCGAGATGACTTTAGAGTCTACGATATAAGCCTAAGCAAATAGAAATATTTTGAGGTGGTGGAAATAGCGTTAAATATCTACTATTAAAACGCAAACATGGATCAAGATATATTCTTTATTTCTTTTAACGAATCTAACCAAGAAATAAATTGGGCTAGAGTTTTAGAACTGCATCCCGATGCAGTAAGACTGCATGGAATAAAAGGAATAGATCGAGTGCATCTAGCCTGCAACGATCTATGCAGTACAGAAAATTTCTGGACTGTTGACGGGGACAATTGGCTGCTAGAAGAACTCATATGGGATGTTGATATGCCAGCAGATTTACTGTTGTTTAATGCACTTGATCCTCTCAGCGGTCTACCAACTAATCTCGGCGGTGTTAAGTTATGGAAAAAGGACAGCATTATTAACAAAGACATGAGCAAGGGAGACTTTTGTCTCAATGCTACTGCTAAGAAGATGTCTCTTAGAAAAGTGTTCAGCCGTACGGATTATAATAACACACCTTACGAAGCATGGAAGACTGCATTTAGACATTGTGTTAAACTGTTGTCTCCTATCTTTAAAGCTAGACCTAATTTAAACTATGCCGATGCATATCTAGAACAGTGGCGAAGCTGTGGTGTGCTAGATAACGGAATTAACAATGCTCGATGGGCCTATCAAGGATATCTAGATGCAGTTAAGTATGTAGAAGATACCGCTAACAATATACATAATATCAATAACTATCAATGGTTAAAAAATTACTTCGATGACCAGCACAATTAAAAATATAGAGTACTCTAGACCTGCAGGATACATTCCTGAAGTCATGAACGCACTGTTTAGCGAAGCAGTGTTTGAATCTACTGACCTGAAAGAAATGCGCGATGCATTTCGTGTTAAACAAATGCAAGGTAAAGCATGGTTGCTGAATGCTGTGGAACAATACTGCTACACAGATGACAGAATACTAGTGATAGGATCTTGGTTTGGATTTACCAGCTTCTGTTTATGGAAGATGGGCTACACAAATATCACCGAAGTTGACCCTGATGCAAGATTAGAAAAATTTGCCAATCATCTAAATAGATTTAATAAAAATTTCACCCACCTAACAGCAGATGTCAACGATATTTTGCTAGACTACGATGTAGTAATTAATCCCAGTTCAGAACATATTGCAGACCATTCTTGGTTTACTAGTATTCCTCGGGGAGCATTAGTAATCATACATTCCACAGATTATTTAAGCGACGACCATCCCAATACCTGCAAAACTCTAGAAGAAGCAAAAGAAAAATATCCTCTAGACTATAAATTTTGTCAAACATTAGACCTAGACTACTATAAAAGATTTATGGTAATTGGAGAGAAACAATGAGCGAATACTTTAAAGCACTAGGTAAAATAGATATGTCACAAGTATTGGATCAGTTCAATCCATTGATACAGCAGATGATTGAAGGTGGAACAGATCAATATGGCCTTAAAGGACGCCTAAACGCCAACCAAGATTTAGACTTTGGTGAAGGCAAAACTAGGATAGGAGTAAAACTAGAAGATTGGGATCACTGGAGAGATGATATCTATAATCAAGGATGGTTAAGATCTTTTCTAGACCAGTTAGCTCCTAGAACTATAGGCAGAATACGAGTAATGCGTATGCGCTCACGACTGTGCTACAGTTGGCACAGAGACCTAACTCCCAGAATACATGTTCCCTTAATTACTCATCCTGATAATTTTATGGTAATCGGCAGTGAAATAAAGCATCTTTATCGAGGATCTTATTGGTGGACTGATACTACTAAGTTTCATACTGCTATGAACTGTTCCGACAAAGATCGCTTTCATATTGTTATAGAAGTATCAGAATGACCAATCTAGTTTGGTTTACCGGAGCGCCTGGCAGCAAATGGTCGGGTGCCGCTAATATTTTGCAGGCAGTTCAGCAATTAAATTTCAACACTTCTGACAGAACACTAGAGAGAGAATACACTCACACTGGTCCGACAACCCTGGCGAGAAGCATTACACACACAG